CCGAGCCAGGGCCAGCCAGAACCGACGCTCGGGTCGCCGTGCTAGTTTTTTGCCAACTCCTCCACATCACGCTGCGTCACGGCATTGATCCGCTGACAGGCCGCGAACACGCGCGACAAACCATCAGCATTCAGCTCATTGAGCTTCTCTGGGTCGGGCTGCACACGATTGCCGTCCGCATCCACCCAGCACATCGACACCAACGATGCCATCACACCACGCACCGTGCCATCCACCTTGCGCTTCGCGATCAGATCCTCCATATCGTCCCGCTCGGCACCAGACAACTTCCGCACCCGCACCACGCCGCCCCACTCCGCTGTCACATCCACGTCAATCCAGCCCGACCGCGACCCCACTCGGGCCGCCTCCCAAGTCAGCAGATCCGCCATCCGACAATACCTCCCCTATTGGCTCTACCAGCTCCGACACAATCTCCACGTAGCCAGCCGAAGATAACTGCCACGCCGTCGTGTCCCATACGTCCTTCTCGTCCCCCACCGCGCCGACCATGTAGTCAGGCGCGGTCACCTCGCGAATGTATCGCACACGCATCTTTGCCATCAGCATCACTCCCGTAGCGTCACCACTATGTCGCAGCCGTGTATGTCACCTGGCCAGTAAACTTCAACGTCGCACTGACCGTCATGATGTCATCGTAGGGCGCGTCGATCTCGATGTTCTTCAGGAACCCACTCGCAGCCCACGTGCCAGCAGACGTGCCAACATTCGGCCACGTGACCGTCACAGTCTCGGCCACCGCCGTCAGAGCCGTCAACCACGCCTTGGCTGGGTTGAACAGCATCTCGATCTCGCACTCGCCGGCGTCGTAGAAAGCTTGCGGAATGAACTCCATCGCATTGTTGGCCGAGGACGCATGAGTCGCGTCCAATGAATCGCGGCTCGCGGAGATCCGCACACTGCGAACCTTCGCCACGATCCCCGACTGGAATGTCACGGCAACACCATAGCCAGTATCCGTATCACCTAGCGCCATATCGCAGCCTCCATTCTTTGTCTACCAAGTGTCACGATAGCGACGGCGCCGATTCACCGTGCCATATGTCCGCCGATACCTCGCGCCAATGAACACCCCGATCCGATCCATCATCGGGCTCGTCAAAAATATCAACCTTGTCACGCACCAAACAGCAGCTCACCCGCACGTCCGCGCCCCACGTGCCACGATGACCATCGATCCCATCTATCAGCGCATCAGCCAATTGCTTAGATCTCTGATAGTTCTCGCCATAACAAAAGAACCGCGCCTGTGTCCGAGTCAGGCCCGCATAGCCATCGCCAGTATGCTGGCGAAATGAGTTCAACTCGAACGTCACACATGGTGGCAATGCGTCACTGATGCGACGACCACTCACAGTCCTGCGCTGAGGCAGCTCGCCCACCGGATAGATCCGCTCCCCGACCAAATTCTTCAGCGCCGAGCGGCTCGCGAGACGAGCACGTATGCCATCCTCGATCGTAGCCATCAGCCAGACCCCCGCGCGATCTCTGCGTCTATCGCGGCCAGGATTGCTTTTTCAGCAATTGCCAGTGCCATGTCTTTGCGCATCTCCCTAGCCCGCGCCATGAAGATCGTCCGACGCTTCTTGTTTTTCTTGGGCCGCTCCTGCCAGCCACCAGCAAACCGCTTTGGGTGTGGATTTTCCGACACATAGCTGATCATCCGCCTATTGATGTAGACCACCTGCGTGATGCGATTCCGATTACGCTTACGAGGGGGCCCAATGCGGATGCTCCGCTTCAACTGACCTGGCTTGTCGCTGCCGTCCTTCCTCGATCCCACTGGAGCTAGTGACATAGCAGTGTCGCGTATCGGCTCGAGCGCCTTCTTCAGCTCCTTGCGAATGATTGCATTCGCCACCCGCTTCGGAATCTTGGCTAGCTTCGCGAGCAGTTCGCGGCGGCCACGTATTGCAAATGTCAGTCGCGATGTCGCCGACATTAGGTCCACTCCTCGCACATCAGTTCCAAGAACTGACGACGATCGTCGCGGTCCAGCGCAGCCACAATCTCCAACACACGATCACCTATGCGAAGACGCATTCCCGCCCGCATGTCATCGCGATAACGTGACCACGCACGATGCGATACACGAGACTGCGAAGCTGCCGCCTGGAAAAACTCGTCACCCTTCAGCGCCTGAAGTGACAACGATACGACACCCACAACTTCCCAGGCGTCCGGATCAATGCGGCCACCAGTCGCATCTACCCCCACGCGACGACGCTCTAGCACGGCACGATGACGCATCTTTCCCACCATCGAGCCAGTGCGCCTCACAACTGGACCCTCACGCGTACACGATCCCACAGACGACGCGCCGCAGTAGGCATCGACCAGTCCACCGCCATCTCCGCCGCCGCGCCACGACGATCATAGAGGTCCTGCACCACCATCAGGATCCCCTGGATCACCACGTCAGGCACAGTGCCAGACGCATAACCACACACAAATCGCACCGTCACGGAGCCAGGCATCGAATATGTGTCCGGCCAACTAGACGTCGGCACGGGCTGGATAAATCCAGGCACGTGACTCGCAAACACCTCGTAGTTCGATGATGACCAAACCTGCGTCGATCCAGCAGTGTCGCGATATGACAACGATGTGACACTCGTCAGCGGAGGCCGCGGCAGATACAGCCTTGGTCCATCTGGGAACCCGTCGAGCAACCAGTCGTACGTAGCCGGCGCCAACTGCCGGCCCGTATAGTGCTCGCACTCCTCACGGGCTGCCGTGATCAGCCGCTCAATGTCGTTGTCGTCGTGATCGCCATCCACGCGGAGATGCGACCTGGCCATATCCAGCGTCACCGGCTCCACCGTCACGTCAGTCACAAGCACAATGTGACCGCACGCCAGACTTTCCGCGGTACTCATGCACACCCCCCACTCCGCATCACGACCACCCGCAGCGCCGACGCGGGGCGGATTAATGCCACCGCGCCGGACGCTGTCAGGGAGGTACTACGCCAAAGGATTGGCGGCCGACGACGAGCCATACCGCGCCTTGTCGAGGATGACAAAACCACAACCAATCTGCGCCGCAGCGCCAACGTCGGGGACCGACAGCTGGAAGTGAGTGAACCCGCCATCAACATCGAGCATCGCCGAATCCACCTCGACAGCAATGAGCTTCTGCGTCTCGGCGGATACCGCATCAGTATACGTGTTTGCCGCCGATTGCGTCGTATGTGTCCAACTGGTGACACCAGTCAGCGTACCCACCTTGCTGGAAATGTCCACGAAGTTCAGGGCCTTCGATCCGGTGCCACTCGCATCAGTCGCCTGAAGCAATGTGAACACCGGATCCTGGCCCGCTGTTCCGGCCGCGCCAAACAAAACAACCAGCGCGCGATGGTGGTTCTTCAAGTTGATCCAATCACCATTGTTCGCCGCCGTGGAAAGATCGACCGGCACAATCGCCGATACGATATCAATGTCTTCGAGCATCCTTCGCGCCATGGCGAATTTCTCCTGAAAATAAGCAGCTTGTCAAACCTGTGTCACAAGATCACGCACTAGGCCCGAGTCGCGAGCGTCACGAACGGCGAAAGCGTGTTCGCCCCCTTGTAGGGCGTCAGTGCCGATCGCCAGGTCGGCTGACCATCCAAACGGAACGTCACGCGGAACGCAGTCTCGTCGTAGTCGAACCGCAGATGGACCGAGGTCGCCTGCTCAGCCGAACGCTCAATGCGGACATACTGCGACAGATCCGCCAGGATGATGTCGCCCACCGTCCCAAGCGTCGCACAGTATTCCACCGGAACAACAGGGCGGCCAAAGATCGTGCCATATTGCTGTCCCGACAATCCTCCAGGCGGAAGGTAAACCGGAGTGTCACCTATCGTCATGACCGGGAACTGGCTTTCGCAATCCTGATTCACCAGCCACACTGCATTGGGCCGGCACTTGGCCCACAGCCTCGACCACATCTTTGACAAGTTTGTGGCATTGATCGTCGCTGCCGTCTGGCCACTCTCCTTGGCCTGAGACACAGTACAGGCGGCATTCAAGATCCCCATCGGATGGCCAGCACCAGTGCCATTGATGATCGCGTCCTCGGCCATGAACACGCCTTCCTCGGCGAACGCATCGAACATCACCGATCCAAGCGCAGTGACATCCTGGAGCAGTTCGTCGGTCGCATAGGCGAGGCCGATAAGCTTCTTGAGCTCAAGCGTCAACTCGCCGAACTTAGGCTTCGACGCAGTCGCCTGGTCGCCCTCGGCGGCCCAGTACATCCGCACCCCACCCCATCGCGAGCCAGTCACTCGTGACGACTCATCGACAGTCTTCAGCTTCAGCGAGTTGCTGTTGAGCCCGAGCGGCACCACGCGCGTACGCGAGATGATTGCGCCTAGCTCGCTCATCCGCCTCATCAGCTCGGAGGTGAACGTCGGTTGCAGCAAAAATCCGCCGTCCGAATTCACGCCCTCTGACGCACCACTGACAGCGAGCTGGTTGACAGCATGAAGTCGCGGATCAATCGCGCCGCTCGCACCAGGCAGGCCAGCACGCACGATCGCCTGGAGCTGCTCGCCGAATGTCCGGAACGGAGTCGTATTGCGAACCTCGGCCGGCACCGTGTCGCGACCACGCGCCTCGCGCAATGCCGTACCGATGTCTGTCGGATCAGTCAGCCGAGCGACACGATCAGTCGCGTCCGGCATCTCCGCCAGCCGCACCGCACGCTCGATATCCTTGTCGATTTTCTCAATCTCGCCAAAGATCGCGTCGACTCGACCACGATCTTCGTCAGACACATCATCACGGGACAGCAGGGTATCGCATTCTGCCTTGAGCGATTGTTTCCGCTCGTGCAGCTTACGCAACGAAGCAGGCATCGGAATTCTCCTGGATCAGATCGATCCAGGAGCCGGAGTCAGTCCAGACATGAGGCGGCCTGGATCGAGGACAAAATGAACTCTCGATCCACGGCCACGTAGACTCCGCACGCGGTGACGTGTTGACAGCATGATGACACCTGACCGCTACGGCGTCAACCCCAGCGGGCCGCCGGACGAAGTTCGAACTTGACAACCGCGCTGGCAACGCCATAATCCAGCATCCACGCCTTGCGCACGGAGTGGGTAGGGAGCCGCCGTGCGGCAAGGCGAGGATACATCGGTCGCCGGCGCGAACATTCGCGACGGAGGACAAGTGCGGATGTACGATCCGCGCGACCAGCGAAGTGCTGGATGTTTCCGGGGGGCTGGACCCGTGTCTAACCAGCCGACATCCTAGGAGGACCCGCAAGGCAAATGGCGAAATTCGAGTAGTGCGCCACGTGGCGCACGCACGAAAATCGGCCATTTATGCGGGTGAAATCGAGGTCGTGCCAAAAAGTTACTCGATACCCTTAGGGTCCGCATATAGCTTTTTGACAAATTCTTGTCACGCCTGGGATCCTGGGCAAGCCGGATCGCAAGCTGAACTCCGCGCGGCGGAGGGAATACACATGACAGTACCAGGCGAGTGGGAGTTGGTGCCGAGTGACAACTACGAATCGGTTCGTATTTTCTTGCGACTCGTGTCGTAAATTTCTCATGGTTTTTTGGGTGGCGCGCAGAGCATCTTCCCTCGTCCCAATCTGAATCCGATGGGATTGGATGGCTGGCGGAAAGTTTCCTGGACTGCCTATTGTCTATAGTTTGACAATGCCTGGAATTCGTCCGTCCCGAGCTTCCCTTGGGGCCCCAGGTCTTGACGTCCACCAGCGCGACCGGCCGCATTACGTGCGACGGTTCGTTTTGCGTTGCTGTTCATCCCTTTGTCTCGGGACATATGGAGCGGGGCGTAGATGCGATGCCGGATCACCACCGGCCCGGAGCCCGCTTCAGCCGCAACAGGTGTACGTGTGGGATGAGGACTACGGTCGAGGTTACAAGACCGCTCCAGTGCAGCTTGACCCGCCATTACAGCGTGCTGCCGGCTTTTGTGTGGGAGCCGAGGCGAACCCAGGCAATCGAGGTGATGCCCTCTTGTCTCTGCGCGCGAAAAGATGGCGGCTCGGAGGATTGCTCCAGCGAGACCGCCATCTTTTGCGTCACGCAGCGCCATGCGGAGATAATTGCGATGCGACTTCCGTTTGTCAACGAGATTTCAATTTGGCGCGTGCGCGATGCAGCCAGTCGATGTACTCATTGCGCCGTGCGACATCCATGTCGGAGTGCGATGGTCGCTGCTCGCTGGCGGCACCACTGACCGAGTCACCGCGTGATTCGGCTGCGTCCTGCTGGTCCCCGAACCGTCTTGCGATATACCGCTCTAGCCAGGCCGTGGCGCGGCCTCGGATGGCTGCTGCGTCCAAGTGCCCCCATATCGCGTCGAGTGTCTCACAGGCCATCTGCGCAACGGAGAACGAGTCCCTGTGGGATACCGGCTCCGCCGCGAGTGCCGACAGGATCCCATCGACGGCGTCGCCGGTGTCGACCAGGTCGGATGCGTGTATCTCGGTGGGTATCCAGACCTGTGGCAGAGCGGATCCGTCCTTGGCCCGGACCGGCAGCCCGTCGCTGTCCAACTCGTCGAACTTCTTGGCGCGCAGGACCAGCGACGACGATATCGCGCCGGGATCCTCCTCTATCACTGACATGGTGTACTCGGCCAGATCGCCGCTTGGCGACTTGCTGGCGTACTCGGCCAGTCGCAGGTCGGCGCGCACGGCCCTAACTTTTTTCCCGTCGTACCGGGTCGCCTTATCCATTCGTGGATTGATCGCACGACCTAGGTTCTTCCCAAGTCCGTCGTCGGACTCTGTCGGGTGTGCAAACCGCGATTTAATGCCGTTTGGTGACAGTGACATCACGCGGACAATCTCCTGGAGCGATGCCTCGGTGAATCGGCCTCGACGTGTTTTGAATTCTCCCTCCATCGCGACCACGTAGCCGCGGATCATTCTGGCGTCTCGATCGACGCCTTGCGCTTGCGATGTGGACTTGAGGAACTCGGCTCGATCCCATGCGTTCATTGGGTTTGCTCCTTGCTTGCGATTAGTTCTGCCATATCTATGGCGCGGTCGTGTAGTGATGTGGCCATGTCGTCGATCCGTCCCGCGAGTTCGGCGCATGTCGAGTTGTCCACGATCTGGGCCAGCTCTTGGTGCGATGCCTCGATCCACGCATTGGCCCATGCGGCGGCATCGCCCCCGATCGCGATAGCGAGCGGCTCGATAGTCGATCGTGTCCACTCTGCGTGGTGCTCGTACCAGTCGCGTTGCCAGCCACAGAATTTTTCTGGCTTCGCGGCTGCCTTGCGTATGGCGTTGCCTTCTTTCTTAGCGACTATGGCCCACAGCCTGTGCGCTTTGCGCCGCAACCCAGACTCTGAGTCGCCCTGCTGTCTCGACACCTGCTTGGCATCGACCATGTTGGCTGGTATCAGATACACATCACCTTGCGGGCCGATGTCTGGCCTGTTCTCGCGGCGGAGTATGTCGTTGGCGCTGAGCCATCCGCCCTCGCGTCCGATCTTATAAGCGCCGTATCGCGTTTGCAAATCGGCCTGCGTTAGCGCGTCGGTGACATGTTCGGCATAGATTCCTTCTTCGCGCTCGTCGTCGTCGAGGAGCTGCGTCATGATCGCCGCATCCCACTTCGCCAGCCAATAGCGCAGCGAGTATGTCAGGAACGCCGTGCCGAGGTGTTCGATGTTGTCGAAAGTCGCTGATGTAAGGTCCCCGAGCAGATGCGGTGGCAGGCCGTACCACCTGGCGATCTCAGCCACTGAGTAGCGTCGCGAGTCGAGCAGCTGCGAGTCCTCTGGGTTCACCGACATGGCGGTATACTCCATGCCTTCCTCGAGGATCGCAGTGTGATACTTGTTGGCTCCGCCGTACAGCGCGTCGAAATTGGCCCGTATCCTTGCGACTGCCGCTTCGTCGTTCAGCCGACCTGGGTATCTCAGCACGCCGCTAGGCATCGCGCCGTTGCCGAAGAAGGCGCCGGCGTGCCGTTCGGCCGCGATCGCCGTACCCATGGACTCCGCGCCTAGCCGTATCACTGACCATCCGACGATTCCGTCCGGCGACATATTCTTGACATGCATCAGATTCGCGGCCGGGATCGGTCGCATCATGCCAGCATTATCGCGGACCGAATACATCAACCGCTTATCCTGGCCGCGTTCCACCTTCACCCGCGATGGATGTATAGGCCATATCGCAGCCACATGGCCTCCGACAGTGCGCTGCACCTCCGCATAAGCATTGCCCCAGTTCAATATCCATCCTTGCATCAGCTCGCGGAACGTGAGTGCATCCATCTCGTCGTTGGCCCGCACGTTCAACACGCGGTCCAGCGGATGGTTGCGTTCCCGGACTCGTGTCGTGCCTGTGTCACGCAGTATGTGCAACGGCAGCGTGGCGATTGTTCCCGCGATTATCTGTGTGGCGCGGAACACGGCGCTATATGTCATCGCCACTGACTCATCGACATCTATTTTCGCCGCGTTTGGTATTCCAAGTGGAGAATACCAATAATCATCGGCATTTCCTCTGGCGAGTCGCTTGCCGGCCTTGCGTGGCGCCGGCTTACGACGCGCAGTTTTTGCTTTGTCATTCATAGGACAATCAAGCCTCGCTCCAAGTACACGGACTTGGCCTCAACCCTGGTTACAGCACAATCAGCCCGCGAGAGCTGTATACCGACGACGGCTTGGCGTCGGCCAACGCCCGGCCCAGGCCAATGATGGACGCCACGATACCGTCGATCCGCGACCGGCTCTGCCGCTTGCTCGGCATTATGTTCAGATTCGCGTCCTCCCGCACCACGCAGTGACCGGCCATCCAACCCAACACCGGATGGCCCCCGTGGCGCAGCCGTCCCGAGGCCAACAACCGCTCGAACTCCGCCGTGGCCGGACCGAGCGATCCAAACGTCTGCCGCACCTCGATCGTCGCCAGGCCGTCCTCATCCCCCAACATCTGGTTGCACAACAGCTCGGCGTTCCAGGGGTCGTACCCGATCTCCGCCACCCTGTACCGCCGCGCGTCCTCCAGCACCCGGCTCCGGACCACCCGGTAGTCGATCACGTCCCCATCCGTTAGCGTCACGAGCCCGGCCCGCGCCCACGACCGGTACGACACATGATCGATCCGTTCCTTCTCCTCCACCCGCTCCCGGGGGAGGAAGAACCGCGGCGCCAGGTAGTACGAGTCGCCGATCGGAAATACCCACACCACCGCCGCCAGGTCCCGCTTCCGCGCCAGGTCGATGCCGCCATAGCAGCGCCGCCCCTCGAGCATCGCCTCGTCGAACGGCTCGGCGCCCCGCGACCACGACTCCGACGACAACCACGCCTCGGTATGCCCCACCCATTGGTTCAGCCGATAGCGCCGGAAGGCGTTCTCCTTCCGAGCTGATTGCCTCGCCTCGGCGCACGCCTCGGCCATGTCGTCCTGCCGGATTGTCACCCCCAGGCTCGGGTTGGCCGTCGCCCACGTCTCGGGCCGCGTCCAATCCGCATCCTCCGCCGCCCCCCGGATGTAGCCGAAGAACGCCGCGTCCTGGATCGTGCCCTCCGCCACACCCCGGGCGTATTCGTGCTGCTCCCAGCAGATCGTCTCCCGGTCGTAACCGGCCGTCGTGATCGATACGGTCAGCGGCTGCCGCCGCGACGCCGTCGCATACCGCAGCGTGTCCCACAGGTCCCGCGTCCGCTGCGCGTGCAGTTCGTCGAAGATGATCGCGTGTGCGTTCAGCCCCTCATTGGTGTACGAGTCGGCCGAGATGGCGTGATAGAACGAGCCGGTGCGATGGTCCACGATCCGCTTGGTGCTCCGCACCGTCTCGAGCCGCGCCGCCAGCTCCGCCGCCGCCGCCACCATGCTCGCCGCCTCCTGGAACACGATCCCCGCCTGCTCCCGATCCGCCGCCGCGCCGTAGATCTGGGCCCGCGGTTCGCCATCGCCCACCAACATGTACAACGCCAGGCCGGCGCAGAGCGAACTCTTGCCGTTCTTCTTCGGCACCTCGATGTACGCCCGCCGATACCGCCGCAAGCCGTCGCCGCGCCGCCAACCAAAGAGCGGCATGATCACATCGTCGCGCTGCCACGGCTGCAGATCAAACGGCCGCCCCGCCCACTCCCCCAAGGTGTGCCTGAGGAACTCGCTGAAGAAGTCCACGACGTATTGGCCGGCGGCTTCGTCGAACCAACATCCCTCCGCCGCCGCACGCTCGTCGGCCGCCGACCGAACCCATTTCCGCGTCACCTCATCCAAGCTTGCGTCCTCCCAGAAACTCGTCCAGACGACTGCCGCGCTGCTCGGGATCAACATGCACCCGGCTCCGCGACGACGGCGTCAACCCGAACTCAACCAAGAGCCGCCGCATCTGATCGAGCGACGACTCGGCAATGCACAGGTACGGCGACTTCATCGGAAAGCCCTTGTCGGGGGACGTGACAATGGTGCCGTACTTCCGCACCTGCCGCTCCGCCTCCACCCATCGACCGTAGGCGGCGCAGTAGCCGGCCAGCGCGGCGCGGTCGACCTCCGACAATATCCCCATCGCGGCCAGCAGCGGCGTGATCCGGCCCCACTCCGCCCGTGCCTCGCCGTCAAGGTGATCGGGACAATCCGGCGGCGTCGGCGGCGGCACCGGCTCGGCCGGGTTCAAGGGACGGCGCCCGGGGTTGCCGGTCAGGATCTTCAGTCGCGTCGGCTTCGGTTTACGTCCTCGCATGACTCATGACCTCCTTCATTACATGCTCTGGGGGGGCGGCGAACCACCCTGTTGCCAATTTCGCGAAAATTCGCGCGCGGTA